TCCTAGGGGCGCGCCCACGCGAGCAGACCCACCCCCCTGCCCCCAAGCGACTCTCCCCCCGCCCCCTAGCCACCGCAAAAAAAATAAAGATTATTCTTGCCTTGCACCAACCAATTGCCGATGATAAGGGGGCGTGACAGCACCTGATGCCCAAGCTCTGAAGGATGCTCTCCTAGAAATGTGGCACGACCCGCTGGCCTTCGGTCGGGCGCTCGGCTATAAGGGGACACCTGAAGGACGAAAACAGTTCGGCGAATTCCATCGCCGGATGGTTGACCACGTATACTCGCGCCCACGCACATCTACTATTGTTCCAAGGGGCCATGCGAAATCGACGGTCATCTCTGTAGTCGACACCTGCTGGCATCTGCTGCGTCACCCCGAGAGCCGCAACCTCATCGCCTGCGCGACCCTTGACCTCGCCAAAAAACTCTGCGGCGAAGTCCGCGACCGTTTAAACGGCGACCTCGAACTCCGACCCGGCCTCTTCGTACCGGTCAAAGAGGTCTTCCCTTGGCTCGCGCCCTCCGGCGACCGCAAGAAGAGCGGCCCTACCGACGGCTTCAACATTCAGGGCCGCGCCGGAACCGGTCGGGAACCCTCCGTCTTCGCGGCCTCCATCGAGTCCAACCTCGCAGGAAACCACCCGACCCGCGCCGTCATCGACGACCCAGCCAACGAGCAGAACTCACGCACCTACGCTCGGCGGCAGAAGGTCATCGACTTCATCGAAGCACTCGAGCCGCTCATGTACGCGACCGATTCACCTATCAACCACATCGGAACCCCCTGGGCCTTCCAAGATGTGACGGCCTATCTAGCGCGCCGCGCCGACTGGTCACAGTTCCGCTTCGGTGTTTGGGATGGCGCTGCGGGGGACGGCAAGGGGCCAGGGCCAGACGGCGCATATCCGCTCTGTCCCTCCTTCCTGGACGCGGTAGAGATTATCGAAAAAGAAGAAGCCCTGTCACGCACCTTCTATTCGGCCCAATATCTCTGCGCGCCGGTCCCCTCCGAGGAAGCCATCTTCGACCCCAACCTAATCGCGGCGGCTACCGATAACGACATCACACTCGAAAATCTTCCCGACGGGCAAGAAATCCTACTACTCGACCCTGTTGCGCGCATCGACGGAACACACGGCGACCTTAACGGCATCGTCATAGTACGTGTCCTCCCTGCGCACAAACTCAAACTTAAAGGTTTCCCGCCCGACCGGAACATCTTCGTTCCCATCTTTGCCCATGAAATCGCCGGAGGCGCAGATGCTGCCGCTTGCTGGATAGAGGACATCGGCGTTCCTAAACACAAAGAGCGACTCAAATCAATATGGATTGAACAGGTCGCGTCCCAATCTCTTTTTGCCCCTTGGCTCGAAGAACGAAACCGTATACACGGCGTAAAGATTCGTGGCCAAAAAATTGGTAATGCCTCCCTACCATACCGCCTGATGGGACTCCAGACGGCTATGCGTAAAGGCTACTTAATCTTTCCGCAGAAATTTACGGGGCGCGACTTGCTCGTCCGCCGTCTGGTCGAGTATCCTCTCTCGGACTCAGATGATGCTGTATCCGCACTTGCCCTCCTCTCTACCATGCTAGAAAGGCGTGGCTCACTCCCTGGCCTCGAGCCAGTCCAACACGGCTACCCTGACCCAACTCGTGTCTGGAACACAAAAGAAACTAGCCACTCCTGGCCGTCATGAAAAATTTCCCCACATATAAACTAAATGAAGAGGCGCAGAATGCGCTCAAAGCCTTAGTGAACGATTCGATTACTAAAATTAACGAGCCTATCGATGGCTCGGCAAAGTTAGTAGCAGACATCTACACAGGACGTGACCCGCTAGGCGCTGGCCTTCGTATGATGATTGGTGAGGGTATTCCTGTGCAAGCGTATAACGACGCGCTCTCAACTAAGCGTTGGTCTCCCCCTGAGACTACCGCCAATTTATTCCTCTCTCGAATCAGACAAATACTAACTACGCTAACCCCAGGAGTACCTACAATTAAAGTACGCTCGAGGACTCCGGGTGCGGCATACGCCGCCGAGCATCAGAACGAATTGATGCGCTTCATGACCGACCGTGGCGAATTACGAGAAGCGATGCGGAAAGCCGCCTTCACAGGGCTACTCTCCCCCTTCTTCGGAATCAAGTTGGCCTTCGACCTCGACGCTAAGTACGCCTACGATAAGGTCAAGTTCGAGACCATCGAGCCACATGACTGCGGTTACGAACCCTTCCAACGCCGCTTCTCTTGGCACTCCTACGATAAGCAATGGGCCGACCTACCTAAAGATTGGCGACCCGACGTAACCGAACCCCCTAAAGATTGGGATACTATCCGCATTACTGAGGTTTATCATGAAGGCTTTAAGCATGGGGCAAAGAAAATGGAAGGATGCCCGATGTCTATCTTCGTCAGTATCGGCGGAGAAGATTCGGACACGACTTTAGGAGGGCGGAAAGAAGATATTAGTTCGCTAGGAACATATACGACGACCGTCGAATTACCCGCTTGTCCTCTAGTCTTGGGCAACTTTTTAGACCCTGCCCCAGCCGAAGACGTTCCGGCCTCTGAGGTACTGTCTTGGATTCCTTTAATGCGGATGATTGTCCAGGTGCTTGTCCAAATCAACCGGGAAATCACCACAGTCAACAAGACAATTCTCTTCGATAAGGCCGCTGTTTCTGACGACGCGCTTATGCTTGCTCGTGATGCCGTTCCAGGCGCTACCGTATTTATCGGTGTAGATGCTGATGACGCGACCCGAGGAGTCAATGCAACGATGCGCCCTGTCGAACAGAATTCGGTACTCAACGAATACTTGGCCGCGCTAACGACTTACATGCGTCTCTTCGATGATGTAACTGGTGTAAGCCCACAAGACCGTGGGATGCCAGTCAATCCACGGAAGTCCGCAACCGAAGCCGCCGCGATTACTGATGCCGCAAGCCGCCGCAACCAAGACCGCTTAGAGGTCATGGCAATGATGTGGTCTAGGCTCTCGCAAGCGTTATTCAAGTTCCAACGAATCGTCTGCGGTAAAGTTGTTCCGGTTCCCCTCGAGAATGGTATTGTCCGCGAAGTACCTGTACCCAATCCGGTTACAGCATGCTATGCCTTCGAAGTTGACCCAATCGAGCTAGGACACATGAGTCGACGTGGTGATTTGGATGCCCTGATGAATTGGTTAACAGTCACCACTAACACCCAACAAGCCTTCCAGACCGGAATGCCGCGTCTCACTAGAGAGACTTTACGCCGTCTAGGTAAGTCAATGGGCATCGAAGATGTCGACCTATACCTCGATGCACCTGTCCTCGAGGAAGGACCAGAGAATCGTTACATTGCTTTCTTGCAAACAGGAAAAGCAATCAATGTTTACCCCCAAGACCAACACGAAATGTATATTGCTTACTACCAAAAGATGCTTGACAAAGTTACGGGAGAAAGCCTCTTTAAGGGCGGCGAACTTGTCCTCATCTCTGCGCTGGAGAAGCATGCTATGTTCGCCCAACAACTTGCCGAGGCCACTAGCCAGAAGGCAGGGGGCGAAGTCGTTCCCGGCATGGGCGCTGGCGCTGGTAGTGTCGATAACAATATCGCCGCTCAACTCCAAGCTGGCGCAACCCCTTCAGCAGTACCTCAAGGAACCGGTGGTTATTAGAACCTTCCCAACCGTCCGTGACCTAAACGGTGGCGCAAACTATTCTACCCGTGATAGGCAGGAGCCAGAATCTAAACCACTCACTCCTGCTGAGAACCGTATACGCGCCTATGAGTTTACCCGTCAAGTCGAGTCGGGTTCTTATAAAGGCAAGACTCGTATAAGTACAGCAGGAGATGACGGGAAAGCCATCGGTGATATGCAAATGTGGGAAACATACTTTATAGATGCCAAGAATAATCCGGGGCGTATGAAGCATGGCCGACCTTTCCACCTGAAAAACTACAAAGACCTAACTAAAGCAGAGCATGCGGGAGCCGAGACTTTCGCTGAATACCAACGCCGTTGGAACGAGAAAGGTTGGATAGCGGGTGACTTAGAATCTATTGCACTTACCCATAATCTAGGCGGCCCCCAGTACGAAACCCTGATAAAAGGCACGGCCACTCAAGAGGTAAAGGCTTTGGCCAAGAAATACCGCAAGCACCTTAAGTCGGTCGAAGGGGGAGGGCGTATCCCTAAAGCATTCTTCAACACTGAACGTTGGCGTACTGCCGCTCAAGGGGCTAAACCGATGACCCAACTTACGCCTAACCGCGAGAAATTCTTCCAGCAATGGTACTTAAGCTGGTCAAAAATAGCTGGCCTAGCCGCCGACCCAGATGACCGCCTCCATTATTATGACTACCGCGCCCTCTTCAAGGAGGCCATGACTGGTGGCCGTCCGCCCCAACCCACCTTCGACAAACAAAAGAAGGCTTGGAAGTGGCCCTCAAAATATAAGCGCAAAGGACATCCAGCCTATTATGTCTGGGACAAGGACCAACTAATCGAGTCCCCGTCAGGCAAACCCGTCCTCGACTACTTCAGCTACAAAACACTAGAAGCCATAAACCCAAAGAAGGCCAAGCAGCATGCGGTCCGACTGCGCGATAACAATAACATTTGGAGCTGGAAAAAATAATGCCTAGTTACCCTTACACCTGCCCCGATTGTTTGTTTTCGTTCGCCATCAATAAACAGATGGCTGATGCAAGACGCACTGAGAATTGCCCTTCCTGCGACACCGAAGTCACCCAACAATCTTATGCTGGGCGGCGCGTCAGTGGCTTCGTCTCCAGCGAGGGCAACTGGACGGGCGGTAAGAAGGTTACCCAACTACACCCAAAACACCCCGATGCCGTAGTCACCTCCAAGAAACAGATGGAGGAAGTCTATAAGCGCAACGGGATTTCCCTCGATACAGGGCATTTCATATCTGAAGAAGCCCAAATCAAGGGGACCGTGCCTCGAGTAAAACGCACCGGAGAATCCGATAACGCGGTTATTTCTGGTGTGCAAGAAGAATCTTAAAATTCTCGTTGATTTTGCTTGACACGACCCATACACTTTCACCACGGGAAGTTCTCTCACGGAGCCGACTTAGGTAAACCCTCTGACCATTAGAAACCCATGACCGACGAAATTCAACAAACCTCTGAGCCTGACGTAAGTCCAAGCGAGGAGCAGACTCCACCACAGGAATCTGTAGACCTTGCGGCAGAAGCCTCAAATGCGGCGGCTGAACAGCCACCACAATCTCAGAAACTCCGCTCTCTTGACGACCTTGACCTCGAAGGCAATGTCCGTCGCCAAATCGAATCTTACGTAAGTAAGGCCATCAACGATGCTGTCTCATCTCATGACCAGAAACAGCAGAAGAAACTCGACGACGAGGGGTTCATGAACCGCTCTCAAATCGAGGATATCATGACGCAACGTGACGCTGAATACCAGCGCCGCGATTCCGCCAAAGAAAATCTTCTGTCGATTCTTGGTAGTGAGGGGATTACTCCTGGTTCTGACGAATATACAACTATTCAAAAGTTCTATGCTGACGCTACCGCCGATGGTCGTCTAACTCCGCACATCCTTCTATCAGATGCCGGTATCCGAACGCTAGTCGCAATGGCTGGTGTCGGAACATCGTCATCTACGGACTCTGGTCCGGGTAGTGGATTCCGCTCTAATGACACACAGGCAGTCCGCCTGAATGCAGGAGGCGAAGTCCAACTCAACAAGGAAAATGCGCGAGCCGACTCACTTGATAATAAGATGCGAGAAGCGATGGAGAAAGCCGCACGACGATAGAGCGTCTTTACAAAACTCTTAACCACGGCGCGAAAGCGTCTTAGACAATGGCCGCTACTACACTAGCAACTTACGACCTTGATAACATGGTCACGACCGCTATTGACACCATGTCTACTGACCCGGTTAACATGTTGACGGACTCTGGGGAGAAATTCCTGAAGACTGCCGCTCAACGTGGCCGGATGTTTGTAGTCAATGATGCCGAAAACGTTCGACACACTCTCATCTACAATGGCGGAAACGCTACTGTTAACTATGTTCCCGATAACCTCAGTGGAGCCACACTCTCGGCGGCAGCTACCGAAGTAGTCACCCAGAACCTTTGGTCTCTGAACGCATCTTCGCGGAACATCAACTTCCCCCAATCTCAGCCTGCTGGCAACGTCATGGATTACGTGGCAACTGTCGTCAAAGCGAACATGATGGAAATTCTTAATCAAGAAGAAGCCCTCTTTGTTCGTGGTGTCGCAGACCCTACCGGTACTATGGCTCAGAATGACCCTTACGTTGGGGACGAGAACTACGCTACTGCCCTTCCTATGAGTCTCGCGGGACTTATTTGGGGAAGTACCGACGATAAGCACGACCATGCG